TTGGATGCCCCAGCTTCAGAGGAATCTGAGCTGGGGTCTTCCGATCCTGCTCAGACACAGGAAGCAAACACATGAGTTTTGCAAGCGATCTCAAGGCTAAAACCGTCACCGCTACCGGTGACATGGTAAATGGCCGTACCCGAGTTCAGGGTATTTATTACACGTGCACAGGCACGGCTGCGGCAATCACTCTAAGAACGGGCGGTGGCAGTGGTACGGTGATTATGGAAGTTAAGACGCCCGGTGCAGCCGGCGCGTATGACATCATCATCCCGGATGACGGAATTCTGGCCACCGACGGCGTGCACGCCACGTTGTCCTCCGCTGAAGTTCTGAGCGTTACCATACTGTACGTGGGCGGAGCGCCGGCCTAATGAGCCGTTGCGGCATGGGCCTGGCGCTTCGTGGCGGCGGTGCCGTCCGCAAAGGCATGGGCATTGCTACGTCGGTCAAAAGCGGAAACTTTCGACCAACGAAGAAAGGGGCGGGCATGACCAAGAAAGGCGTTGCTGCCTTTCGTCGTGCTAACCCTGGCAGCAAGCTCCAAACCGCTGTTACTGAAAGCAATCCAAGTCCTGCTCGAGCCAAGCGTCGCAAATCCTTTTGTGCGCGTTCGGCTGGGCAAATGAAGATGTTCCCCAATGCGGCCAAGGATCCGAATAGTCGGATTCGCCAGGCTCGTCGGCGGTGGAAGTGCTAATCCCAAGGAGGAATTGACGATGGCTGGCAAGCTAAAGATGGTCATGAAAGGCGGCAAAAAGGTTCCGGCTTTTGCTGCGGATGGCATTGGTAAGATGAAGAAGGGCGGTGCTGCCGATAAGAAAGGCCGCGCCATGAAGCGTAAGAGTTCAGATGCGCGCGGTCGCGCGATGCGAGGGTACTGATATGGCAGGTCGTGGAATGGGCGCAGCCTCTCGTGGTGGCGGCGCAGTAAGCAGTGGTCCGAAGAACAAAATGGTCTCTGAGCCGAGCAAGAGCACCGGTAAGGTGCTTATGATGTCCAAGGGCGGCGTTGCTCGTAAATATAAGAAAGGCGGAGATGTTCAGAAATTTGGTGGCGGCGGAATGCCTGCCCTTCCAAGCGATCGTGCCACTAACTATGCCAGTCAGGGCGCAGCAACCGGTATGAATGCCGCGCAGCGTGCTCAAACGGCTCGTGATTGGTCGCGTGGACTGGCGGTTGGAGCGATTCCTTTTTCTAAGCTCGGTACGGCCAAAAAGGTCATTGGTGCTGCACTAGGCATTGCTTCCGGTGCAATGCCCAAGGCTGGTTCTCCTGAGGAGCAAGCTTTCTACGACAACTTCCCGACAATCACTCCTACTCCTGAAAACCAAGGAGAGGTCGGGTATCGTCGCGGCGGCGCAGTCCGTAAGAAGGACTACATGAAGAAAAAGGCCAAGATGATGCGCAAGGGCGGCATGTCCGATAAAAAGGGTCGTGCCATGAAGAGCAAAAGCAAAGATTCACGCGGTCGCGCGATGAGGGGATACTAAAATGGCTGGACGTGGAATGGGCGTAGCCGCCCGAGGCGGCGGCTGTGTGGAAAGCGGCCCGAGAAACAAGATGCTTTCTGAACCCAGCATGAAGGCCAAGAAGGTCGTCATGGCAGCAATGGGCGGAGCGATCAATCAGCACAAGGCCATGGCCATGGGCATGATGGGCGGCGGCTCCGTTCGTGGCTATAAGAAGGGCGGAAAGATCAAGAAGATGCGTAAGGGCGGATCCTGCGGCTAAATGGCTACGTCAGGCACAACAGACTTCAATCTATCTATCGATGATCTGATTGAAGAGGCATTTGAGCGATGCGGCATGCGGCCGACGAGTGGTTATCACCTCACGTCTGCACGTCGTTCGCTCAATTTGCTCTTTTTGGACTGGGCCAACAGAGGGTTGAACCTCTGGACGATTGAGCAGGCGACCTACACGCTGACACAGGGCGTAAACGAGATCACGCTCCCGACGGATACGGTCAATGTTCTGGAAGCGATCATTCGCCAAAACAGCCAGGGCATTAACTCAGACGTCTACATCGAACGGATCAGCCGCGAAGATTGGCTGAACGTGCCGGATAAGACCTCTGAAGCGCGTCCTGCGCAGTTCTACGTGCAGCGTACGAATGTCCCGAAGGTCTTTTTCTATCCGGCCGCGGATCAGACATACACGTTCGTGTATTACCGAATCCGTCGGATCCAGGATGCTGGAGTTTACACCAACACCTCGGACGTCAATTTCCGTTTCCTGCCCTGCCTGACGTCGGGCTTGGCGTACCAGTTATCGCTAAAGTTTGCTCCGGATCGCACTCCGGCGCTTAAGGCAATCTACGAAGAAGACTTCTTGCGGGCCGCAATGGAGGATCGGGACACGGCGAGTGTTCAGTTCGTGCCCGATTTGGGGGTCTAATGGCTTACGCAACTGGCAAATACTCGCTTGCCCTATGCGATTTCTGCGGGCAGCGCTATCCCTACAACGTCCTGCGCAAGCAATGGCAGGGCTACATGGTCTGTCCGGACGATTACGAGCCGAAAGAGCCGCAACTAGAGCCGCTTCGGTACCGTGGGGACGCGATTGCCCTACGCGATCCGCGCCCCGATCGCATTGAACCGGTCTCCGTCTTCGTCGGAGCCCCCGGTTTTACCGCTTTTCAGAGCTTTGGCACTGCCAGAAACACGAACGACATGCGACCATACATCCTTGGGCAGGCACTTATTGCCTTGGGATCGGTGGGATCGGTCACGGTGGTCACGTCATGACGTACGATGAACTGGTTACGGACATCAGAAACTACTCAGAAGTGGGTAGTAACGTCTTTACCAACGCGGTAATCAACACTTTCATCACGTTTGCGGAGAACCGAATCCTCCGTGACATCGATTTAGACGTTTTTAAGCTCGAAGTCAGCGGAAACATGACTTCGGGCAACAAATTTCTGACCGCCCCGAGTGACATCCTCACTCATCGCTACATGATGATCACCTCGGGCAGCGATCAGATCTTTTTGGACTTCCGTGATACGTCGTTTATGAAGGAATATTGGCCGAACGGTGCGAGCACAGGCGTGCCAAAGTACTATTCGGTGTGGGATCAGAACACGTTTTATGTGGCGCCGACGCCCAATGCTGCGTTTACGGTAGAGATGGGGTACATCTATCGGCCGGCGCAGTTGTCGTCGACGAATACCACGACGTGGATCAGCACCAATGCGCCGGAGGCGTTGTTGTATGCTTGTTTAATTCAGGCGTACAGCTACACGAAGGGTCCTGAGGCCATGTTGAATTACTTCCGTAGTGCGTACCAAGAGGCTATCCAAGGTCTGGGCCTTGAGCAGCAGGGTCGCCGTCGTCGTGACGAGTACCGTGATGGCATGATTCGCATGCCGATTAAGTCGGAGTCGCCTGGGCCATGATTACTGTTTCGTCTCCGGTGTTGGTGGGCAGCGTCAGTGTTGCAACGACCGACCACCGTGGGTGGTCGATTGAAGAAATCGCGCAGCGGGCTGCCGACAAGATCGTTTACGTCGGGGATCAATCGCATCCGGCGATACAGGCACAGGCACGAGCTTTCAAAGAGTCCGTGCAATGGGTTGTGGCTTCTTATTTACGAGAGGCTGTTGAACAAGACCGCGCGACGATTGCGCAGCGCTTGCGTGAAGCGGGGCACCCGGAGCTGGTCAATCTGCTAGGAGAGTAGTCATGGCGTTTTCTGGGAACTTCATGTGCACCAGCTTCAAAGTGGAGCTGATGAAGGCTGTGCACAACTTCACGACCAGCACGGGCAACACGTTCAAGCTGGCGTTGTACGACAACTCGCCTTCGTTTACGGCGGCGACCACTGCGTACACGTCGTCGGGTGAGGTCAGTGCGTCGGGAACGTACTCAGCGGGCGGTGGCACGCTGACAAACGTGACGCCCACGAGTTCGGGGACGACTGCGTTCACGGATTTTGCGGATCTGTCGTTTACGAGCGCGACGATCACGGCGTACGGCGCGATGATTTATAACGACTCCGCGGCCGGTGACCCTTCTGTGTGCATCTTGGACTTTGGCGGGGCTAAGACCTCAACCAATGGCACGTTCACGATCATCTTCCCGACTGCGGACTCGACCAGCGCAATCATTCGGATTGCATAAAGGAATGCGGTGGCCGATGCAACCGTTGCGTTCCAAGGTTGGAATGCCTCTGGCGTAGGCTGGGGTGAAGACCCCTGGGGGGAGAGTCTTGCCGACTTACCCACCGGGACAGGTCAGGTTGGGTCTGTAGCAGTTACGGCCGATGCCAACGTCACGCTGACGGGGGTATCGGCTTCAGCTTTTATTGGGCAGGCGGCTGTCGTCGGTGAGGCCGACGTCACGCTGACGGGGGTGTTCGCTTCCGGCCAGATCGGCACCGTCGTCATTGCAGCCGATGCCAATGTCCTGGTCACTGGGGTCCAAGGGACCATGCTTCTAGGCCAGGTCACGGTCACCGCCAATGCGGACGTCCTGGTCACCGGCGTATCGGCCTCTGGGGCCGTTGGATCGGTTGCCGTCACTGGCGACGCCAACGTGTTGCCCACGGGCGTGCAGGCGACGGGCCAGATCGGCACCGTCGTCATTGCAGCCGATGCCAATGTCCTGGTCACTGGGGTCCAAGGGACCATGCAGCTTGGCCAGGTCACGGTCACCGCAAACGCGGACGTCCTGGTCACCGGCGTATCGGCCTCTGGGGCCGTTGGATCGGTTGCCGTCACTGGCGACGCCAACGTGCTG